GGGCAAGATAGATGGGCTATTCCAGCCTTTCTGCTGAACAATTAACTAAAAGAAGATTTGCTACGGCCCAACAGGAGTTTGCACACAACAAAGCCGCATTTATGCGACTTCCTAAAGCACCTCGTCTGGATATTAAGAATTTAAAAAACCCACGACAAGGCCGTTGGACAATCAAATGCTACACTGATGATTTTAAACTTGTTACTACAAGACATCTAAAAAGTGGAGTTAGTGGAGACGACGAGCATGTTATGGAAGTTATGATGTATAAGGTAGCCAACAGCTTTGGTGCAGTTATATTCAGGTGGCATCTCAACGGTAGAATCTCCCACGTTACTGAATACTGATAAAACTATATAGCCCACACCCCAATGACAATTCATGCCCTACGCAAAGGAAAGTAAGCCACCCCATTACATTTTCGCCATATCTGACAATTTTCAAAAAGACTGGAGCAAGTTCTGCAACCAGGCCGACAAACAAGAGAAACCAATATCGGAGCATTTGAGGAATGTCATCAAAAAACACAACGGCAACAGTCGTTAGAATCGCTAATACTGGCCCTTTAAAGGCCATTGAACGCCACCTCTACTGGATTTCCATGATTGCCAAGCTGATACTCACACTCCTCGTTCTCGACATTATACTGCGAATACCAACAGGAGGTGACAATCTGATATGAGGAAATATACCGAACAGGATAAGGAAGAAGCGTTCACCCTGTTTGCCCAGAGCTGGAGCTATGGTGATATTGCCAAAGAGATGAATAAAAGATACAAAGGCTACAAGCTCAACAAATCCACAGTGCAACGGTGGGCAACGAAAGATGAATGGAATAAAAGAAAGGGAGAGGTAATGGAAGCTGTACGCGACATCACGCAACGTAAGGCAACCACTTCTATCGCGCGCGCAATTAAATTAGGAAGTAAATTACAAAGCAGTTTCAACACGCAATTAGAAGAAGGAATGGAGTTGCGACCTTCAGATGCCTATGCCTGGACACGGTGGCTGGTCAAGTTGGAAACTGAAATGGAAGTCAGAGACATACTGATTGATGAGGTTGCACAGTTATCGGCTGAGGCAATGGACAAGGCAGGAATACCCAAACAGCAACAGGCCGCCTTTGCACAGCATTATACACAGATGGTAAGAGACCTGAAAGGTTCTTCCAATGACTGATGTTACAGCCCATAAGGAATTTATAGCTTCTTTCTCAAAACACCTGAATCCTGGTAAGCTACCCTTCCTGGAGTTCGCAGATGAAGCGATGATGGAGTATATGTTGGAGGAGCCTGATAAGTACTATCCTCTGGCAAGTATGCATAAAACATGGTACAACTCTCTCCAGGAGAACGAAAGGGTGGCAATTATATGTGCAAGAGGACACTTAAAGACCTCTTTTAGCCTAACTTACCTGCTATGGCAGATGTCAAGCAACCCTAATTTTAGGGCATTATACATCGGAAACACCTTTTCTCAGGTGGTTGATAAGCTAACTCAATTTGAAGAACTGTGCAGGAGAAGTTGGCGAATAGCTCCATTAATCCCATCTAAAGAAAACACTCGATACAACAGCGTCCGTTGGAACATGACCCAAAAGGAATTTTCTAACGGTTCCAGAGTAAGGGGTGCAGTAATAGGTGGAGCATTGGAAGGTCCGCACGTACATCTGCTTATACTGGACGATGTTTTGGAGGAGTTTCCCAGATTAAATGATGAGAAGATTATCAATTATCTTAATCGCGTTGTCCTGCCTATGCGTTTACCTAAATCCCAAATCATGCTAATAGGAACACAGAAGAGAATCAATGACGTTACTGCCTATGTAAAAGAAAACCCATACTGGGACTGTATCTGGCATCCAGCTCTAACCAAGAAAGGAAAACCAAGGTGGCCTGAATACTGGACCCATGAAAGACTGGAAGAGGAAAGGCTGGCGATGGGAACCAGAGCCTTTGAATCGGAATATATGCTCAATCCGATAGACCCTGAGAGTGCTGTTATACCTTGGAGTGTACTCGAACCATGCCTGAATAACGACCTCGAAATGATTTCTGAGCCTGTAAATGACTGGATAACAGTGATGGGAGTGGACTTAGCAGTGGGTTTTGACACGCAACATGACGAAACGGCGTACTGTGTTGTTGCCTATAACCCCAAAACTGAGCAGCGTAAAGTCCTACATCAATGGAATGGAAAGGTTCAGGGAGAAGGTGCGAGCTGGTTAAAGGAACAAGTAACTAACATCTCTAAGATAGCAGGAATCTACAAACCAGAAAAGATTATGGTAGAGAGTAATGGGTTCCAGAGGTTAGTTGCACACGCTGCCAGAGATGTGGAAAGGCTACCGATAGCTACACACAATACAGGTAATGAACGTAACCACGCACAGATAGGCATCCCTGGAATAGCCGTTGCAATGGAGAAAGGATTATACGAGATACCATTCGGAGCTACTGCAAAAGAGAACAGTAGACCAGGGACTCGTGACTTGGTTCGGGGATTGATGCAGTTGATGTGGGATGGCAAAGGAAAGCTGGAAGGGCATGTCTCAGATGCCGTTATCTCCCTGTGGATGTGCGAATTAGCGATAGAAGAAAGGGAACGCAAAAAGTTAAATATGACTAACTGGGATTGGCTTTGATGGGAATATTGGACGCTTGGTTTGGCAAAAGCAAAAAACCTAAGTCGGGGCTACAACTCTATTTAGACCAAAACACCAATGCGTTACTCAAAGAAGCACGTACTCCTGTGTACGATGCTGCGGCGGCAGCGTCCTATCAGTACGGAAACCAACTGATAGAACCACCGTTTGACCAATTATACGTCGAATACCTTGCGGACAATTATTCCCACCTACGCACTGTTATCCAGAAGATAGCGGCTCAGGTTGTCGCTAAAGGCTGGATTATCGAGGCTGTGGATGACGAAGAGAACAAATCAGAGGACCAGAAGGATTCGATTGAGTCCCTGATAACTAACCCCTCCCAAGGTTCGGCAGACATTAATGGCTCTGAATTAATCAAGGCTATGGTGAGACAGCTTGAGATATTCGATGATGCATGGGTATCAATAATCTATGAGAGAGTTGTGAGCGAGAGTGGAGAGACTATGGGCAAGCGCGTCAAGGAACTCTGGATAGAGGATACCAAGAAAATGCGCTATAATACGGACAGATTCGGAAGGTTCCAAGACACTGATAGGTTCTGTCCACTATGCAGAAAAGGCACTGGAGCAGCAAAACACTGCGATAACTCCCCATGTAACGACGCTGACACGGCTCTAATAGCCTATACTTTCCAAGATGAGGAGTCTGACATCTATTTTGCGAGAGATGAGATTATTCATTTCAACAAGTATTCCTCCTATGCCAGACTGTATGGCAACCCACCAATTCTGGCATTGGCCAAGAAGATAGAAACTGCGTTAGCAGTGGAAGCATACCAGAACAAGGTGTATATGCTGGAGAGACCACCCAAAGGATTCTTGGATATTCCTGGACACAATGAGGATTCATTGACCAGATTGGGAGAATACATAGCAGAGGAAACAGCACGTAATCCTAACTTTATCCCTATCATATCTTCAGGAGAAGGAAAGTCTGGGGCCAATTTCGTCACAGTCATGCCCGACACAACGGAAATGGGGATGATTCCCTACATTGAGAAAATCAATAATGACATTAATTCTGCCTATGGGGTAATGCCTTTGGCTATGGGAGACACCGCAGGAATAGGTGGATTGAATGCAGAAGGCGAACAGATAACCATGATGGACCGAACAATCATGGAAACTCAGGCAGTGATTGAGGAAGGATTCTTCAAGCCATTGCTGAAACTGATGAATGTTACAGATTGGGAACTAAAGTTCAACCCGATAAATGAGGACAACGAGCAGATGGAATTATCTAACCTGACTCAGAAGTTGGAGATAATCAGGGGATTCCAAGAGCTTGGCATCACGATTGATATGGACGAAAACGGGGAATTGATATTACCCGACGACGGAATCAAGGAGGAGTTAGAACGAGAAAAGCCAGAACAGGAAGAATC